GTTGCTATATTCCCCTCTAATCCTTGAATAAGAGAGCCAGTTATTATAACTAGTTGATTTAACGGATTAATATAGGATGCTGTTGAAGCAAATGAAGCACTTGTAGCTATTAAAGTATATGATGCACTAGTGGCAGTATTAGCAAACGATGCTGTTAAAGCATATGATGCACTTGTAGTATTTAAAGCATAGCTTGCAGATAAAGCATAGCTAGCTGATGTTGAAGTATTAGAGTATGAGGCTGTTAAAGCGTATGATGCACTGATGGCATAAGATGAACTAGGGGGTAAAGAACCAGAAGCAAGTGCTGCTAATTCTACAATGGATTCTGTACCATCGTTTTTCTTAAAATATACTTTACCATCATATGTGTTGATGGCAATTTCTCCCAAATTTAGGGAACCAGTGGTCGGCACCTTACCAGGAACCGCACTACGTTTCAATTCAATATTAACAGCCATATGTATGGATCAATTTAAACGGTATATACCTCTAATACTTTGGCTTATGTAAGCCGAGTATAAATATCAGTTAGTATGTTCCTCCGTCAATTGCATTTCCATTATATGAACCACTTGCTACACCAGGAGAATCTACTACGTAGAATGAACCAGAAGTGGTTAATGCAGAGTATGTTGGGTTGGTTTGTATAACATTAAGTGAACCAGATACAGACAATACGTTTGATCCTGTATTGTAACTTAAATTTGATCTTAATTGTTCTAACCTAATTCGTGCCATTTTATTGGAATTTTCCGCTAGCTACAACTTCATCTGTTGGAATTAAAGTATAACCCATTCCATTAGTATTAAGTACTAATGTTACGTTACCTCCAGCTTCTACAATTGTTACTAGTGATGAATCAACATTAACACCGTTCACAAAGAAAGTAAAATTGCTTGCTGATGTAGGAGGTAATGAAGAACCTGGGTTTGGTTGGAGTAATGCTGCTCCTGTAAATATAGCTACATTTGGTGCAGTTACTATATTAGCTGTTTTGCCTACATTGGTGTTTAAGTAATCTAAATCACCGGCATCTGCTGCTGATATATTAAAACTAGCATTTGTTACATTTATACCTCCACCTATAAATGAAGAAGCTCCCATGGAATTAAAGGCTTCAGGTTCATTAGCAAATGTAACTTGATCTATTTGTGCTTCATTAGAAGAGGCAACAGTATTTTTTGCAGCAGCTATATTAACTAATTGTTGGGTGGAACTTACTACTTCTAAATCAAATATTACTTGTGATTTTGTATAGAATTTACTACGAGCTGCTGCTAAATCTTTATTTACAGTATCCGGAATTAGATATCCATTTAAAACAATATTGAATGTTGATTTTGCTGCTCTATCAGTTCCATTTTCAATAGATACTGTAGTAGCAAAAGAATCAATGCGAGCTCTAAATTTCCATCTATTTGGTTGACCCCAATATGAGTCAGAAGCATATTCTATTGCTTCTACAATTTTATTATTTTGTTCTACAAAGTTTGTAAATACAATACAACTGTAAGTTACAGTAATGTAATCTGGTACTGTTGTTACGTAATGTTGTTCAGAAGGTATTCTGTTATTTAAAATATTAAACTTATCATAAGCATTTCGCTTATTATATTTTGATCCTACTACTTGATACAATGCAGTAAAGTTACCATCTAATTTATTACCTAATGTTCTAACTTTTTCAACGTTATCTCGTCTAATTACAATAGCAGGAATAATAATTTGATTATTACCATCCCTATGAAATCCATCAGCTTGAATTGATTTCCAACGCTCAGGAGTAGCATATGTTGTTTCTACAGTCATTTTATTACCATCTTGAACAACTGTAGGTTTAATAATGTTATTAAAGTAATACATTACAGCATAATCTAAATCTTGTAAACCAACACTAATATCTTTTACAGTATCTCCTCTCCTAGAAAGATCCTCTCCTCTATTTCTAGAAAATACAGTTTCACTTATTGGTTTACCTTCATTAGCTATATAAGGTGTACCAAGTGCTTCTTGAGTTACCTCAGACTGGTTTTTTGGTATTGGTTTTCTGTCTCTCATTACTTTTGTTGTAATTCAATCATTTTATCTAAAGCAAAAATTAATTGAGATAATTTGCCTATCATTTTATCAGCCTCTGTTGCTACTTTAACAATATCTGGATTAGCTGAGAATTTAAATGGTTTTATTTCATTTCTTTTTTTAATAAGGTCAATACGCATTTCTTTAAACTTAGGCAAATATTGTACTGTAGTAGTTATTTTGCCTGTTTCAGGGTCTACTTCTGGTTTGCTAGTTGTAAATCCTTTAGAAATTAATTCTTCAGGTGATTCACCACCAGGCAATTGAACGTAAGCAGCTTCGTTTAATAAATCGGATAATTTAATCATTGTATTAATATTTACCTTTTGCTTGAATTGTTTTATATCTTACTATAAATTGTAATAAACCAGGAATACGTTGAGTAATCATTGCATCTTTTTTAATAGCATCGATAGCTGCTCTTGGTTCTTCAGTCGCTAAAAATTTCAAATGAAGCATCTCATAATCAAATTGATCTGTTGCTTTACTATCTAAAAAATCATTTTGTTCAACAGTAACAACCACAACATTAGTTAATGCTCTGATTTGATTGTATATTTCTACTTTATTAGCATCTTTTTTAGTTTTAATCAAGATATCTACTAAAAATAAAGTAGTTCCTTCTAATATTAAGTTAGCGAGTTTCATTATTGATAATAAGGTGTAATGTTAAGTTTTGTTGTTCTTGTTAAATGACATGTTAATGAATATAATACAATTTCCCCTGCTGTACTACCTGGATTTGCATTTTGTGATGTTGCTCCTGGTATTGTAATGATACTTGGATTTAATGTATTAACCTCATAATATCTTTCTTGGTCAGTTACAATATCTCCTACTTCAGGCATAAAATTAAGATCAAGAAGTTGGTCTCTTATAATTTTAACTGTTAATGTTTGAGCTATCTCAACTCCAAACTCATCAGTAGGGTTAGTGTAATCACCTCTATCAAGCAAACATTTTACTTCAAGTGGTGGATAATACCATTTTTCTAATGATTCACCATACATATTTGTTACGGTTTGTTCAAGATTAATCTTGAAATAACCAACAATCATGTTAGTATAGTTAAGAGCTCCACTTAATGTAGGAGGAATTGTTCCACCACCCCCACTTGGAGCTCCCCCTGTTCCACTTCCTCCAGAAGGTACTTCTGGAAGAACTGGAGGATCAAACACTGGAGGTCCATCATCAACTGGTGGTCCTCCTCCTATTCCTGATGGTGGCCAAACATAGAATTTTCTAATGTTTATATTAAACATATTTACATTATGTAAATTGTTAAAGGAACATTTGATAGTGTATCACGAGTAAATTGAGCCTCTTGTTGCTTACGCTCTAATTGACCTTTACGTGATACTTCATTTAACATTTCCTTTAATTCGGTTAATAAATTTTCTTTCTCAGTTCTAGCATCAGTAATTAACTCATTACCCTGAAGAGGTCCAATGCCTTGAATGCTCAAATTAGCGTATTGAATACGAATATGAGCTTCAATTTCACGACATAATGCTAAAGTATATTTATAAATCCATGCTCTACCAACAGCGTTGATGTTAGAGTAGATTGGATTTCTATAAGGTACATTCATTATATCTGTTACAACATTTGGTCTGGAGCTTATTGTTGGTTTGCTTTTGTCACTCATTGTAACATATTCAAAAAACAATTTTCTATCTCTATCTGGGATAGGGAATATTCTTAATTGATTATTTCTAATATCAAATGAAAAATCTGCTTTTCTTATTTCATCATTTAGTTCAATTGCTTGGATTTTTTGAACATCAAAATATATTGGCATTAATAAGAAGTTAATACCAGGAGAAAATTGACCAAACCCAAATGATTCAAGCAACGATTGGATACCAGTACCTGTACCAGCATACGGATCAAAGTAACGAGCAATAGCTGGTTGCTCCTGATAAAATATTCTTTTAATTTCTATTCTGTCACCATCTACTAATGAAGCAGAAGCATTAGCCCAAGCATTTAAATCATAGTCTTGAACTCCTCTTGTCATTTCTATTGATCCTGTTCTCCAGGTAACAAACCCACCAACCCCAGCTTCAGCAGCATAATCTTGAGCAATAGTAGTAGTAATAGTAGTTAAATTATTACCAATAAGTTTATTATTTAATGCTGGATTGATGTTAGATTGAATATATACTGTTGGTATAGATTGAGTAACAGAGGCAGAAACAAAGAATTGAGTTCCACCTGCTATATTAGGGCTAGTAGTATAGAAATAAATGTGAGATTTTCCTGTAGAAACACTTGGGGTAGATCCTGAAGTTACATTTGTAAATAACTTGGAAGTATTAATATAGAAATTATTAATATCATAATCAGATCTAGATGAAGAAAAGGCTACTTGAGTTGCAGGTCCAGATCCAGTAGTAGCTGTAAGAGTTGTTCCAAATGTGCCTAAAGAAGCAGCAGCAATTTTATTTCCAATATTATAAGCTGTTATACCTACTGTACTACCTGTTACAACATAAAGTGTAGTTGCAGTATCTACTTGAGTAGCAGAAGAAGTAAGTACAAGATTAACTTTAAATCCATTACTACCTGTTATACCATAAGTAAAACCGTCTGTTTGTGTTCCAAATGAAAATGAACTATTATTTGGATTATAATAAAGAGTAAATACAGTAGCTCCTCCAACTTTATTAAACTGGTTATATACAAATGTACTTAAATCAAATGTAGTAGAAGTTGTTCCACCATTAAAACTTTTATAATTATTAGCTAAGTTAAATGATTTAATCAAATCTAAATTAGGAGCAATGTAATCAGCTATTGAAGATGAAATAGCATATATTTCACCATCTACTACAGACTGTGAATAGGCAGTATCAAAATCTACTTCAGACCATGTTGCTGTTCTAGCTGAAGACCAAGATACAGGTGAACCTACTTCTGTGCTTAAAACATAGGAAATAAGGTTATGAAAGAATGGTAATGTATCCGACCCTTCTAAATTAATATAATTATCTCTAATTTTAAATTGATAAACCATATTACCATAAGTGGTAACGGCTTCTTCAAACGCTGCATACACTGTTAAGTCAGTAATGTTTAATGTAGCTGCGCTTGAATTAAATCTTCTAGTAGTAAAATTATACTGAGGGCCAGTAACGCCTAAGCGTTGTGCAACAAAACGACAAACGCCTAAAGCGTCAGTAGTAAATTCCGGGTCATTTGTGTAGTATTCAAATGGTGTATTACCTTTTACTGGGGTAAGTCTATTAGGGTTACCATTATACTGGTCGTATAGATCTCTTAAATTGATGGCCATTTACAAGTAGTATTTAACACGTATAAATATTGCTATTTCCCGTATTCGTATTCAAGTATTTTACCTACTAGATCAGAACGGTGGTTTTCTTTCAATTTAATCCACTTGATCTCTTCGATTTTTTTGGATAATTCGATTACGTAACTTAAGCCGTTTATTTCGCCTGTATTCGATTTGATATCGGTTTGTTCGTTGTCACCGTTGATAACGATCTTGCCACTTTTACCGAGGCGAGTCAATATGGCTAACATTTCACCTTTAGTAAGGTTTTGTGCTTCCTCAACGATTAATATATCATCGATAGTTTTACCCCTGATGAATTGAACTGGTAGTGCTTTGACTTTACTTTCTTCTATTAGTTTAGCTACTTCTTTTTTATCTGAACAGCATTTATTGAGGTTTTCAATAAGTGCCTCCATGTATGGATCAAATTTACCATTGATGTCTCCAGGTAAGAATCCTAATGATTTACCAACTTCCACAGCGGCGCGTGTATTGTAAATACACTCAATTTGTTTTTTCTTAAGGAAATCTAAAGCGGCTTGAGCACATACTAATGATTTACCGGATCCTGCTCTACCTGTTATAATTACTACCTGGTTTTCAATTATTAATCGTTTTGCTTCTTTTTGCTCTTCGTTTAGCTGAATAGCGTTAATAGATTTGATTTCTGTTTTACGCTCACGATTTGGTTCCTTCATGCAATAACGTTTATTATAAATATAACAAAAGAACCCGAGCTTGCGCTCGGGTTCTATGTTATAGCCTTACGGGGCTAAAGGTATATATCTAAATTAGATGGTGTTTAAACCACTAACATAGATCTTTCCGTAGTAATCAGGGCGAATCATCTTCTTGGCGTAACGAGTCATCAAACCTTTACGTGGAGTGAAGGTATTTGGATCGTACAACAATGGAGTCATGATCAATGGTACATATGGAGCAAATACAGCACCACACTCAAGGAATTGAGCACCTTTGTAACCCATTAAGATTACGTTCTCAGTCATGTATGGGTTCTTGTAAACCTTGTAACGACTGTTAAGAGAACCAACCTTCTGGATACCGAAGTTGAATTCCATTTTCTCACCATCACCATCAGAAGCAAATCCTGGGATTGATTCGATGATAGTAGCTACAGTTGGAGAGCAAACTAAGAAGTTAGCACCACCACGTAAAGTTAACTGGTGAATTTTGTTAGAAACTTTCTGGAGTTTAGTTCCTAAAGTTTGGAACCAACCACCTTGGGTGTTGTAGAAACCAGCAGTTCCTAAGTTAGATGGGTTAGATAATACGTTACCGGTTGAAGAAATAAGGGTATTATTAATAGCAGACCAACCTTCAACTGTGAAAGCGTTCTCGATCAACATATCTAAGATTTCGAGGTCGATTTCCATAGAGATGTACTGAGAAAGGATACCAGTCAATTCAGCTTCAGCATCTACGCTATGGTAAGCGTTTAAGTCTTGAGCGAATTCTGGAGTCCATTGTGCTTTCAACTTACGAGTTTTAGCAACGATTGGCTCAGATTTCAACTGAACGTTGATTTCTGGGATAGCGATTGCGTTACCAGCACCACCAAGAGTTGTGTTAGCTGATGGGTGACCAGCACCAGAAGCATCTTCGAAATCACCACGATTTTCAGAAGTTGGTTGTTCGTTGTAATACAAACGTACAGAACCGATGTTAGCAGAAGAACCGGTATTGAGCGCTACAGATCCAGTAACAATGAAAGAAGCTGTACTATTAGTAATAGTAGTGAAAGCTTGTAATGGAGTATTAACGGTAATAGTAGAACCAGATTCAATAGTGAAAGCACGAACACCGTTTACATCAGCATTTAAAGTAGAAGCAACTGGAACCAATATTTTAATCCAAGCATTACCAGCAGCAGAAGCTGAGTAGTCAGAATCAAAGTTAAAGTCAGCCCAAGTAGCAGAAGCTGTAAAACAGTTAGCAATTGAAGATGAGAACTGGTTGATAGAATAACCGAAACGACCAGCACCGTAAAGGGACTGAGAAGTGATATCAGTTACATTATTGTTAGGATTAGCACCATATAAAGATCCACCTTGAGTGAATGGTTCAGGGAAACCACTACCATATTTGAAATCCAAATAGAATACAAGACCAGAAGGTAAGTTCATTGGTTGTACGC